GTACGACTTGTGACCGTCGTCGTTGAGGAAGATTGCACTCGGCTTGTACGAGTAACCGTGAATGAGATTGTGTTCCTCTCGTTCTGCCTCGTACTCTGCTTCGCAATCACGCTCGTAGTCGCTATTGCAATCACAACAACGCAAGTTGTCGTCGTATTCTGTTGCGTACATGTCATCTACGTCCATGGTTTCACCACAGTCGTAGCAATCTCTGTACTCTATGTTGTCATTTACTGGCATGATAGCCCTTTCTGTTTGTTGTTTGTTTCTCATAACGGAATGTCATGAGCGAGAATGCACCAATGTATGGGGGAACACTGATGCACTCTCGCCCACGCAAACTGAGATACATGTCTCAGTTTGTATGAGCGTTGCTTACGCAGATTGCTCTGCGGAAACATCACCTGTCTTTATGAAAGAAAACTTTAGCATCTCACGCAAACGCTCGTTCTCTCGTTGCAATAACTCAATGTCGATGCGAGCATTCTCCAATGTTGCAGCGATAATGCGTAGTTGTCTCTCTGTTTCTTTGTTCATTGCTGTTCTCCTATGTATTTTTTGTTTACGAATAACGCAACTGAGTCAATTTCCTCACCATCTGTCCCATGCTCCTGTTTCTTCTACCCACTGCCGGAATGTTTCAGCACCGTCTGTTTCTTGAAAGATGATTTCATCATCATCGTTATACCAGAACACACAACCTGCATATGTGACTGCCTTTACAGCATCAACTGGAACATAGTCTGCCCATTTATCTTTTGTTTGATTACTCATTTCCAGTCTCCATTCGATGGGTGATTACGCATAATCCACTGCTTAGACATTTGCATATCCTTCTCACACTGCTCATAACCCCACTCGTAGGCAAACACCCACACAGCAAGCACCACAAGCATTGCCATAGTAAATAATCCGAACCAATTCATTGCATTACCTCTTTCGTTTGTTTGTATATCTGCTCACACTGTGTGAACATGACGCAACACTATGCAGGGGGCTACACAATGTTGCGGTAACTCACACCGAGTTACAACTGAGATTGCTGTCTCAGTTATTTCATATACTTGATTACTTCAAGTAACTGAGCCTTTGTGTACTTCTTGCTCAATGCTTCAGCAGAACGCTTAGCAGAGAAACGGCTAGTGGACTTCTTGCTTGTGCGCTGTCCCTCACCGCTCATCATTGCCTTGACGCTTGCCCAAGTTGCGTAGGTGTACTCTTTCTCGCAAGCAATGATTACGCCCTCAATGCTCTTGTACTTGCTCAATGCACGAAGTGCGATTGAGACATTAGTGCGAATAGTGCTGTCGCTATTGCGAACCTCACCTGCATTACTTGCTGACAGTGATGCCTTTGCATACTCACTTGCATTTACACCAAGTGACTTTGCTTCTGCACCTGCACCAAGCCAACCACGCACAACGTCACTAGACCCATTGAGGATTAGTGGCTCATGCACTAGGCGGAACTTAGTGGTGATTTTCTTCTTTGCTACTTGCTTCTTTGATGTTGCCATGATGGCTCTCCTTATGTGTAGTGCTAATCGGTAGCACGACCGAGTGATTACTCACTAGACAATGCACAACTGAGATAACTGTCTCACTTGTGCATTGGTACTGAATAATTACTTAGGCATTACGGCATCGAGATATTCTGCGTAGCACCTGTCCGACTCTGACCATATGCCCAAGTCTGCATACTTGTCGTACAACAACAACCACACTTCACTAACTGGCATTGCATGCTTACTTGCGTAAGCCTGCACATTTTCTAATGTTGCGCTCATAGGCGAACCCTCTTTCTGTATTGGACTGAGCGTGCCGTTCACGCCCTGCTTCCTACTACTAGAGGGGGGCTAATTAGTGAGTGTTCTTGTGCTTGGGCGCAAACAAGCAAATCATGCACAAGCACGAGCCCCCTAGCACCCCCCATGGGTGGCCCCCCCACCACCCGTCGCGCTAAATGGATGGCTTTGTCGCAGAGCCGTATAAACCAATTGAACAAAAGGGGGTGGGTATAGACAAAAAGGGATGCTAACCCTTATATTATTTGGACTTGCGGGTTTTTTTCTTCTTGGTTGTTTTTGATTGCTCGCTGATTGCAATGGCAATAGCCTGTTTGCGGCTGGTTACTATTGGTCCTTTTTTGGAACCACTGTGTAATGTGCCTGTTTTGTATTCGTGCATGACTTTGTTTATTTTAGTTTTCTTGGTTGCCATTAGCAATCCCATTTTTTTAGAGATAAAGCCTTACGGGTTGGTCTGCCTTTAGAGTCTTTCATTGGTCCTGGCATACCTCCCATGCGTGCGCAGAATGATTTGCGACGTGCAGCGGACTTTGGTGATTTGGCTGCTTGTTTGGCTGACACTGGTGGTTTGAGTGTGCCACCTGTTTGTGCTTTGTATGAAGCCCTGCCTTTGGCGTTAAGACCGCCTTTAGGGTTTTTCCCTTCTTTGCGTTGCCATGCTGCGGTTTTAGCCACGGCTTGACCTTTTGGCTGCAGCGTTATCTACAAGGTTTGGGTATGGGCGTCCAGCCTTTTTGGCTCGTGCTTTAGCAGATGCTTTCTGTGCAGGGGTCAGTAGGGTTGATTTCTTATTTGGGTTCTTTTTATTCCAAAATGCTTTTGGTTTATTCATCTACTTTTTCACCTTCTTCTGTCATTGAAGCATTCTTGGTAATTGGGCCACCCGTTACCCAAGCATCACAGGTTCGGTCTCCTGCGCATTTAAAGTCAAAGATTTCGCAGTAACCAAGTTTGGCCGTGTTGATAACGTCCCATGCTGATGACATTGGCTCATCGCCAAGTCCTTTTTCAATGCAGGAAAGCATGTCGGGAGATTGAATAAAAGCGGCACAGTTTTTGCAACGTGCTTTCTTAACTTCGGGAAGGGTAACTTTCCACATCTTGGCTTTCTTAGTCCAAAAACCATTGTTTGGAAGGGCTGGTGTCAAGGGACCGTAATTGGCGTTGTCAATCGCTTTTTGGCGATTGGCAAGGTTGACAGTGATGTCCTGTGTTGCCGGAGGACAACCATTAATTAGTTTTTCTTCAGCCATTTTACTCGTCCTTTGAACCTGTGCTTGCAGCCTACGAGCCAACCTTCGCTCTGTAGGAGCGAGGTTGGACATGTCTTGTCTTCCCCCCTCCCTACCCTCCCCCCACTTCGTTACATAACTCACAGTGAGAATATAACCACGCACAGTGGTTGTAACGAACAGCCTTATTAGCAATGAAACAGAACGAAGAGTTAACCCTCACAGCACAACAACAGGAGTACCTTGACTGGTTGCTGACTGCTCCGAGCGAGCGTCAGCCACCCTCAAAAAAACAGATGGCTTTGCATGTCGGAGTAGATGTTAAGACACTCCGCCGCTGGGAAAAGAAAGACACCTTCCTCAGTCAGTGGAAAGAAGCGGTGGACGAAGTTCAGGGGTCTCCTGAGCGCACTCAGAGACTCCTAGACACGTTGTACGCCAAAGCACTAGACGGTGACACCAAATCTGCACAGTTGTATTTACAGGCAACTAACCGTATGGCTCCACCTACGGTAACGGTTAACTCTAATAAGAAAGCAGCAGAACTTTCTGATGCTGAGTTGGATTCTTTGATTGCTGCGGTAGCGGAGCGAGAAAAGGCTCAACGTACACACTTGAAGGCTTTGTGAACATGGTTGAATGCCCAGAGTGTGGCGAAGAATATCCACCTGTGGCAACACATTGGATTTGTCCAGCGTGCGGGATTGACGATAGGGCACAGCCAAAGATGGCGGTGTTTGAAATGAGGGATTATGGCGACAACTAACGATGCTATGTATGCAGAGTTGGTAGTTCTATACCCGGATGCAGGTAAAACGCTTGGTGACTTGTTGTACACCCATTGGGCTACAACTGGAATGGCTTATCGTGGTACAGCAGAACGTGATTACTACATTGCACAGGGTGCAACAAGTTATACCTTGGGTGACTTGGCTAACGAGTTTTGGTCTGATGCTGATTTTGTTGTTAGCAACTTAGAACTTGAAGATGGTAACGATTTGCTCTTAGAAGATGGAACCTCGTTTGCTTTAATGGAGATTGGTAATGCCTGATAAGAAGATTACGCAACTAGATGCTTTAACATCTGTAACTGCTGACGATGTGTTCTTGGTTGTTGATGACCCAGCGGGTACACCAACATCAAAGAAGGTAACTGCAGCAAATCTTGCTGCGTACACAAGTACTGGTTTGGCTACTTCTGCTTCTCCAACACTTTCTGGTGTTGTGACACTTGCTGTTGGTGCAAGTCTTCAGGGTGCTAGTTCCAGCCGTGTTGAAGTTCATGGTCTTCGCCTTCCAGTAACTCACACAATTGAGTTTGAAGGTGCCACAGATGATGCGTTTGAAACTGTGCTTACGGTTGTTGACCCTACGGCTGACCGAACAATTTCACTTCCAAACGCAACAGGAACTGTTGCTTTAACAAGTGATTTGGCAACTTACGCTACTTTGGCTTCGCCAACATTGACAGGCACCCCTTTGGCCCCAACTGCTACTGCAGGTACAAGCACAACACAGATTGCTACAACAGCGTTTGCTGACCCACAGGGTGACCAATTTGTGTTGTCGGCAGCAATTTTCACCAGTTAGGTAACGATTCAGGAGAACATATATGGCAACTTTTAGCAAATCAATCCTCAGTAATTCAACAGACGGTAAAGCGGTTCTTGTTGCTGCTACCGCAACTGCTGGAACACTTATTCATACTGGTCCAACAACAACAACCACATTGCATGAAGTATGGCTTTACGCTGTAAACACTTCAGCATCAGATGTTAAGTTGACAATTGAATACGGTGAAGCAACTGCACCTAACGGAAACATCGAATACACGGTTAAGGCTGAGAACGGTCTTTATTTGATTGTGCCGGGTCTTTTGTTGAAAGGCAACGCAACTGCTTTGACAATCAAAGCATTCGCTGCTACAGCCAGTGTTATTGCAATCCACGGGTACGTCAACGTAATTGCCTAAGGGGTACTAAGTGCCTTCGTTTTTAACTAACACTGCTGGTGGCAAATCTGTTGCCACTATGAAAGCACCACGCAATAGGCGTGGTGACACTGGTCAGGTTGCGTCTTACTGGTCTGGTGGTGGTCTTAGTGTTACGCCTACGGTTGAATATCTAGTTATCGCTGGTGGTGGCGGTGGTGGTGGTGCAGCATCGTCTTACTATTCAGGCGGTGGTGGTGGTGCAGGTGGATATCGCACATCTGTTGTTGGTGCAACTTCAGGTCGTGGCACATCAGCAGAAGTGGTTGCAACGATTGTTGCTGGAACTAACTACACGGTAACTGTTGGTGGTGGTGGTGCTGGCGGTGGCGGTGGTTCGGGCGGAACAACTGGAAGCAACTCTGTATTTTCGTCAATCACTTCTAGTGGTGGTGGTGGCGGTGGATGGGGTGAATCAACTTCGGGAACAAACGGTTTGACTGGCGGTTCAGGCGGTGGTGCTAGTCGTGGAAAATCGGGTGGTGCAGGAACAGCAGCACAAGGTTATGACGGTGCTACTGCTGTCGGTGTTGGTGGCGGTGGTGGTGGTGCAGGTGGCAACGGTGGCACAACGCAAATTGGAGGTGCTGGATTGTCTAACTCCATAACTGGTTCTGCGGTAAGTCGTGGTGGTGGTGGTGGCGGTGGCGCACAAGGCACTGGAGATTCATCAGCAACTTCGGGTGGTGGTGCTGGATTCAATATGTTTCACAATCAAGGCACAGCAACATCAGGCACAGGAAACACAGGTGGTGGCGGTGGTGGTTCATCTGCTTACAGTGCAGGTGGTGCAGGCGGTTCAGGTGGTTCGGGAATTGTTGTTATTCGTTACCCTGATTCATACCCAGACATTGTTTCCATTGATGCTGGTCTAACAAAAACAGGTGGAGGTTTGACACCAACTACAACAACTGGTGGATACAAGATTTATGTGTTCACCGCAGGCACAGGACCAATACAATTCTAATGGCACACTACGCATTTTTAGATGAGAACAACATTGTCACAGAAGTGATTGTTGGGCGCAATGAAACAGAAGTTGTTAATGGTATTTCGGATTGGGAAACACACTATGGAAACCTTCGTGGACAGGTTTGCAAACGCACTTCGTATAACAACAATATCCGCAAACAATATGCTGGTATTGGTTTTTCTTATGACCCTGTGCGTAACGAATTTGTAGCACCTAAGCCATATCCTTCATGGTCTTTAGATGCTAATAATGATTGGCAAGCACCAGTACAGAAACCATCTGAGGATGGTTTGTGGTCTTGGCATGAGGACACACAAGAGTGGACACGATAACGCTAGGTGCGTTTGCCCGTTCAGGGAATCATTACTTTGAACATTTAGTACAAACAGCGTTAATTAATGTTCGTTTTAATTGGCTTTCACATCGCATTAGCGATTGGGATAATCAACCAAACCGTGTAACCATTATTCGCAATCCAGTTGACTCTGTTGCTTCATGGATTTCAACTACTGGAGATAAACGATTAAATCGTGCTGAACAAGTATTGGAATGGTACATTTCATATTATAAAAAGGTTGATTCATTAGACAAGATTGTTATTTTGCCATTTAAGCAATTAACTAATGATTCTCTTGGTTCTATAAATCATATCTGTAATGTTTATGGATTAAACAAATCTTTTTTTTCTAGCAATGACACCCTGGAGGCTGCTTTTGACAATTCAGTTAATTATATTTGGGCTAATCAAACAGGTATGGATTTGTCTCAAATAAAGTATGAAATAAAGAATAACTATCTATTCAAAGATGCAACA